CCAGCCGGTGGCGGATGCTGCGCCACTCTCGCCGGTGGCGGATGCTGCGCCCCTCCAGCCGGTGGCGGATGCTGCGCCACTCTCGCCGGTGGCGGATGCTGCGCCCCTCCAGCCGGTGGCGGATGCTGCGCCACTCTCGCCGGTGGCGGATGCTGCGCCACTCCAGCCGGTGGCGGATGCTGCGCCACTCACGCCGGTGGCGGATGCTGCGCCCCTCCAGCCGGTGGCGGATGCTGCGCCCCTCACGCCGGTGGCGGATGCTGCGCCACTCTCGCCGGTGGCGGATGCTGCGCCCCTCTCGCCGGTGGCGGATGCTGCGCCACTCTCGCCGGTGGCGTGGTTTTCCTTTTTGCCGTTCGCCTTTTTGATGGCATTGTCAAAATCACACTGCGCTTTAACGTACTCAACCTGCGCCTTGACCAGCCCCGGGATGCCGATCTCCGCGCTCAATGTCAGTTTCTTGCCGACGCGCTTCGTGTCGTCGCTGTGCATCTCGTCGCTGACATCCTCCAGCTCCGCCTCGAAATACCGGGAGCCATCGCCGGGCACGTAGTAGCCCAGCACATCCAACGGCATCTCGCAGGCGTGGAGACCTCTTTCACAGAGTTTAGCGTCTCCATCCACTTCTGCCGTTTTACCAATCTCATATTGGAACCCACGGCATTTCATATCCTTATCAGTTGCCTTGTAAACCTTCATTTCATCCTCCTTGCGGCCTGTTGAATGCGCTGGTATGCTTTGCGCATCACGCGGCCTTTATAGTCCTTAAATTCGTTGTTCTTGGCACGTTCCGCATAGGAGATGGCTTTCTCCGCCTCGTGCTGCGCCCATAGGGGGCAGTCGGTACGGCAGCCCACGCGCCGGTCAGGGCATTCAATGGGGCAATTGGTCATTCCCATGTCACCAACTCCCTTCGTACCCCGGCGCGGTGCGCCTCCTCGTGGCTCATCAGTACGTCCACCGTGTAGCCGTACACCCCGGTATCGGCGGCGATGTACGTTTTTCCGCCGATAGTCACGGTGCTGCCCAGCGGGATAATGCCCGGGTCAACTGCCACCGCCTCACCGATGTCCACCCACCGGCCGGAGGCCGTCAGCACCTGCCCCGCCTCGTTGCGGTTGATGTGGGCATAGGGCGTGCAGCACGCGCAGTAGCCGGTGATGTCGCAGACCAGCAGATTCTCCGGCGGCTTCGCGGCGGACAGCACCGCCGCCTGCACCGCAGCGGACAGGGGAGGGGGTGCGTCCTCCGGCTCCAGTGCCTCCGGCAGCGTCAGCGCCCAGAGGAGGACGGCGAGGATCAGAAGACCCAGCAGGGCATTTGCCAGACGCAGACGGCGGCTCCATCTGCGGGCGGCGCAGCGCCGGGAATACTCCCGCGCCCGCCTGTTCCGCTGCCGGATATCCATCAGCGCCGCCCCCCTTCCGACAGGCACCGCGCCAGCGTGACGGCGGAGATATAGCCTTTTTCCACGGGGAAGTGGCGCTTGGCGGTACGCTGGTCTGTGATGCCGGTATAGCGGCACAGCTCACCAACGGACAACAGGCGCTTGCCGCCGGTGAATGCGAGGATATCCTCCAGATTCTCCCGGTAGCCGGGCAGCTCCTTACTCACGGCGACCCCTCCCCTCGATAGCGTCCAGCAGATGCAGAACGGACCTTGCCAGCGTTGCAGCGCCGGCGATGATGACGATGTAATATAAAGTCATGGTGGTTGCTCCTTAGTGTAGGAATTTATTGACAAAGTACTTCTGGCCGTTGCCGGTCACCTTGACAGTTTTGCTGATGGTGATAGACCCGTCGGAGCGGGTGATGGCCGTCTCCTTGATGGAGAAAAGGCCCATGTCCATGGCGCGCTGGGTGGGCATATTGTAGTCCGTGCCGCTGCGGCGGATCAGATAGCCGTTATCCCGCAGCCAGGCGAACAAGCGGTTCTGCCCGATGTCCACGCCGTTCTGACGGAGGAGCTTTGCCAGCTCCCCCACAAGGATGGAGGTGTGGGACGCGCTGACGGCATCGGCGAAAAGAACTTTTGGACGGTCGGCGGCGGTCTGCTGCTCCAGCGCCCTGCGCTTCTCCCGCTCCTCCTTGAGGGCCTGGAGGGTGCGGATCATGGTGTCCGGGTCGTCCAGCATCTTCTCCACGGTGGGCGCGTCGGCGTACATTCCGTGGCGGCGGATGGCGGGCAGCACTTCGGAGGTGACCCAGCGCTTGAACTGCTTCGCGCCGGGCAGCTTGCTGGACAGCACCAGCGCGTACAGGCCGCTCTCGTTGATGACGGTAGGGGACTGCTCTCTCCCGAGGGAGTCACGAATCGTTACCCCATCCCCTTGACGCTTGTCATCGGCGTCAATGTGGTCTGCCAGCGCCTTTCTGGGATTGGTGTAGCCCAGCACCGACGCCACGTCCTTTCCGATAAACCAGGGTTCGCCCTCGATTTCAGTGGTGCGGATGGTGCCAAAGGCGGGATTGGTGAATTGCTGTAATGTGTTCATGGGCGCTCCTTTCTTGTGTTTTGATGAAATCTGTGATACATTCAGCGGGGGTGAAAAAATGTTTACGAAAGAACAAATCGATATGCTATGCAGGCTTGAAAGCGGCTGCGCCTGGCGGTGGCATCAATCCGACCGAGATGACGGCGTTCTTCTGTTTCTGCTGGATAGCGGGTACTGCACACCGCGAGAAGATGTCGCGCCGGGATGGATAGAACTCACCGAAAAGGGGCTCGCCGCCTTAGCTGACCTTCGCGTAAAGGAAGCAGAGCGCACCGACCGCCGCCGCGAGAAGGAACTCACGGAGGCCACGCGCCTCAAGGAACGCCAGCAGGATCGAGCCGATGAAGAACGCAGATACCGAACGCAGAACAAGATTGCGATAATAATGCCGCTTGTCACGTTCGTGCTTGGCGTCCTGGTAGAGCATTTCTACGGCGTCTTTGCGCTTCTCTTTTCTTGAAAACAACATTAAGTGTTGACCTCCTTACGGGATGGGTTACTCTCTGCCGAGAAGGTAATCGGTAGAGACGCCGAAAAAGTCGGCCAACCTTGAAAGTGCAGCGCAGGGAATGCGCCCCGCATTTTCCCAGTTATGAATGGTTTTTCTTGATACTCCCATGACGCGCGCAAGATCATCTTTACTTAGGCCGCGCCTGACGCGTTCTGCTGAAATGTTCGGATATTTAGCGTGTACCACTTTTCTGATCCTCCTTCGTGTTACGCATTTCGCGTATTTATGACCATAATAATATACGCATAATGTGTAATTGTAAAGCGATAAAATGCACGAAATGTGAAGCCTTCCTTTGTACAACTTCACATATCGTGCAATCGCCCTTGACATTGTACCCAAAAAGTGTAATACTGAAATTGCTAAAATTTAATCTCATAATGAGGAGTTAAGCGCATGGAGAGCTTGAAAGAATTAAGAGAAAAAGCTGGAAAATCAATGCGGCTTACCGCTGAAGATCTTGGAATACCGTATACAACATATGTAAGCTATGAAAAGGGAGCGCGGGAGCCAAACAGTGAGATGCTTGTTAAAATCGCCGAATACTACCACACGACCACAGATTTTCTATTGGGAAGACTGGCGCGAAACAGTATGGCCGCACCAACTATAGGTGAACGCATACGCGATGCGCGAGAAGCGCGCAAGATGTCGCAAGAGGAGCTTGGACGCGCCTGCGAAACGACAAAGCAGACGATTTATAAATATGAATCCGGCCTGGTCACGAACATCCCGCTTGATAGACTGGAAGCCATTGCAGACGCACTTGGCGTGTCCTCCGCATATCTGGCGGGGTGGGATAGTACAGAGGAATACCGAGCGTTGCACCATATCGCCGAAGATATGTATACGACAAAAGCCCCCGGCCGCATGGCCGAGGACTTGAGCACCGAGGAGCTTGAAATTGTCTCTATTCTTCGAAAGATGTCTCCAGAGCAGCTTGCGCGGGAGCTGGCGTATTTGCGACAAGCTTCCGCAGATGGGCAAGATAAGTAACTTTCCGCTCTGGTGTGAGCTTGCGGTATAGGTCGATCACCGCGTTGATCGCCTGTTCAGAAATCTGTGTTTTCCCCATTTTCTTTCCCCTTTCCTTTGTGTAATACAACAGCGCACCCGCCGCCTCCGCAACGGCGACGGGGGCTTACAGCAGACACACCAACCATCACGCGCACCTGCTGCGGCTTCACCGTAGCAAAACCGCATTAGGCAGGTCAACGTCAAAACGAGGCAGACCGCCCCGCCGCGCCAAACCGAAACAGGGCAGGCCGCGCCCAGTTCAGGGAGGAATGAATACAAATGGAAGAATCTTTACAGGAAATTTGCAGAGAAGCCAAATACCGGGCAAAGATGACGGCGCAGGATATTTCCGACTGTTCCGACGTTCCCCTGTCCAGCGTCAACAACTTCTTTTCGTCGTCTTCCAAGATGCCGTCTATCTACACCGCTGGACCTATCTGCCGCGTCCTTGGCGTGTCAATAGACGCTTTTTTTCATATTAAGCCAACGCCCGATCCGTCACTTGAAGAGCAACTTACCCATGAGCAGGAGCTAAACCAGCTCCGCGTCAGAGCCATACATCACAAAAATTATCTGATTTTTGGGCTGATGATCCTGCTTGCCATCGCCCTGGCATACGGCATCACAATTGACCTGCAAAATCCCAACATTGGTTTGTTCCAGAAATAAAACATCATAGGAAAAGCCATCGCGTTTACAAGCGCGGTGCGGTAAGGAGGGGTAGAATATGCTTAGTTCCATCGTGCATCTCTCGTCCATCGTGGCGGCCGGAATGGTTCTCTATGCTGGATTCCGTGTTGCGAAAAAGGAAAAGAAGATCACGGACAGGCTGTTTGAAAAATGGGCTGTGGTGTTCTTCCTCGTGACCGGATTGATGCTTGTTTGGGATCTCTCCCGTGACCTGAAGAACAATATACCTGACGGAGAATACGACATCAGGGTAGAGGCGCATAGCAAAAGTTGGAAATTTGACCGGTATCTATCGGCTGTTCTGGCCGTGCAGACGGATATAGATAGCGAGCCGTACCGAGACACGGACCGGCTGACCAAATCGACGCGATACACCCTGTGCGGCGTGTTTTACGGGAAAAGCCAAACGCCCAGAAACTGGCGAAGACTTGACATTGATGTGCATCCTCCGGAAGCGATCAGTGTGGAAATCGACAACAAGCTGTGTGATCTTACGATTGACCGCGTTTCCGCGTCGTCGCTGGGCGTGACGCCTTCCGATAACTGGCGTCTACAGCCAACAATGAACAAGATAATGTATATTTCCGTCCCGATACTGTGCGCGATCGGCACAATTCACGGGATTCTAATAGACGAGATAGAGAAGAGGAGGGCTATGGAATGGCAAAAAAGATCATAGCGGCAATGCTGGCTTTTTCGCTGGTTCTTGCTATTACGGCCTGCGGTGATGCACCGGTCGAGGAGGCAAAACAAACGAGCTCTCCGTTGCCCGTAGAGGATCGCGAGCCGACGGTAACGCTGCAAGAGACGCCAGACAGCACCTGCTTTTCTGCTGTCGGATATGACAGCGCGGGACAGGTCTTGTTTGTGCAATTTCGGGAAAGCGGCTCCATCTATTCCTACGACGATGTTCCGGCGCTTGTGTACAGCGACCTGATGAATGCCGAATCTATGGGCGGCTACTACAACGGATATATAAAGGGACATTACACGGCACACAGACTTACGGACTAAAATAAGCCGTCCCCTGCTGCAACAGGGGACGGCTCAAGCGAAACACCCACGAACAACCACCACGTCATTAGCAGGACGGCAAAACTGCCACGTTTCGATGCCAGTATAGCACGATTCGCCGCCGCCTGCAAGCGAAAAAAGAGGAGGATTGACTATTATGGCAAAAAAGAAGTATTATCAGAGGCCGGACGGGATCTTTGAGACGACCCGGACGGTGAACGGGAAGCGGGTGCGCTTCCGGGGCAAGACCTGCGCGGAGGTAGACCGGAAGATACTGGCCTACAACGAGGAGATGCAGAAGGGGAGGAAGATGCCGAAGATCATCGACGAATGGCAGGAGATGCACAACGAGGAGGTATCGGAATCCACGCGGCGGGTCTATGATGTGGCCGTGCGGCGTATCCGGGAGGCATTCCCAGGCTATGCCGGCGCGTATACACCGATGGACGTGAAGCGCTATATCACGGCATTTGAAAAGAAAGGGTTTTCCGCGTCCACGGTCAGCGTGGAGCTGGGGGTGCTGAAGCAGGTGTTCTCCCACGCGGTGCTGCAAGGCGACATTGCCGTGTCTCCGGCGACGGAGGTACGGGCAAGCCGCGGACTGCCGAAGAAGGAGCGCAGCGCCCTGACGGAGGAGCAGGAGGCATTGGTGGAGGCGTACCGCGGAGAGGACTTTTTGCTGGGGTTGATGATGCTGTACACCGGCTGCCGGCGCGGGGAGCTGCTGGCGCTGACGTGGCAGGACATAGACCGCGACGCCGGGGTGATCCACGTCACGAAAAAAATCAACTACGCCACAGGCAAGCCGGTTCTGGAGCACAAGCTAAAGAGCAAGAACAGTCAGCGGGACATCCCCATTCTCGCGCCGCTGGCGGCGGTGCTGCCGCAAAAGCCGCGCATTGGGCTGATCTTCTGCGGGGAAGACGGCGCCCCCATGAGCATAGGACACTGGAATAGGCGGTGGATATCCTACACGGCGCGGGCGGGGATCAGCGGCATTACGCCGCACCAGTTCCGGCACAGCTTCGCCACGCTGATGTATGAGGCGGGCGTGGACAGCAAGCAGGGCGCGGCCTTTCTTGGCGATACGGAGGACGTGCTCAAGGGTGTTTATGAGGAGCTGCGGAGGAGCCGCGCGGCCAGTGGCGCGGCTCGGCTGGACGCCTATCTGGAGATGCGCAGAGCGGAGGCGGAGGCGCGGCACGGCTGACGGCTTACTGTGTACTTTTACTGTGTACTTTCTGTGTACTTTTTACTGCCTAAGTATAACAGAGCATAACAGTATCTTGCAGGGCTGAAACCGTTGTCGCACAACGGAAAGCGCCTATTTGCAAGGGGTTGGAGCGGGTGCGTGGTTTTTAACGCGCCATTACGATAGAATGTTGTAATTGCAGGCGGTGGCGATGGCTACTGTGTACAAACTGTGTACTTCGGTTTTTTTTGAAAAAGAGAAAAGCACCGGGTTTCCGGTGCTTTTCTCTTTAGCGGTGGTACTGTCAAGCGGTCAGCGCTCCCAGGCGCGGCGGTCTGTGTCCTGGATGGTCTCTATCCCGGGGCGCTCCTTTTGCAGCGCGGCAAACCGGGCGAAGGCCTTGCGGCGGTCTGCGCCGGTGTAGGTCTCGGAAAGTGGCGTTTCCGTGGTGCCGTCCTCGTAGGTGCGGACGATCTGCACGGAATAGATCACCGGCTTACCCCTGTAACCGGGATCGCGCCGCAGCTCCAGGCGGTCACGATAGGCGGCTGTGGCAAGCTGGGCGTAACGCTCGGCCAGGGCCTGCCGGTACTCGGTCAGCTGGTCGATCAGCTGCCGGCACTCGGCGATGGTGCGGGCTGCGCTCTTGTCGTAGCTGGCGATACGGTCGGCGGTGAGGACATCGGGGCGGATCAGGTAATCACGGATCTGCACGCTGGCCTCCCGGCTGGGGCTGCCGTACCGCTGGAACAGGTCAAGATAGCTCATGCGGTGGCCTCCTCGCAGCTGGTGACGGTCCAGTAGGCGATCCCGTCGGGGCTGTGCTCGTCGCTCCCCCAACCGATTACCGTTCCGGCGGGAATGGGGGAGAACGCTAAAAGGGCGTCGTGCCGGGAAGTGCGTGTATTTTCGAGGCGGATTAAATATTTCATGTTCGATTCTCCTTTCAGTGGGTGGCGTGGAGGATCTGCCAGAGATCCCCCACAACGGAAACGGTCAGGCCCATTTCATCGGCGGCACGGCGGGCGGCGTCCTCGGTGCGGTAGGCTTTGCCGTTGGTTGGGTTCGTGCCGCATTCGGTGACGGCTTTCACGGTGTAGCGAGTGCGGCTGCCGTGGCCGATGGTCTCGATTGCGTAGATCATAACAATGCTCCTTTCAGGTGGTCGGCGCGTCCCCGTCAAGCGGGGAGCGCGTCGGAATTGGCGGAGCGGCTAAAGCTGGTGGATCCGTACTTGCTGCGGATTTGGTCCATGCTCTTAGACTTGCCGCGATGGTATACGCCGTCTTCCGCGTAATGCCAGCTCCAAAGCTTCTTTGTGCTGCTCCAGCGGCACCCGGCGGCCTTCAAGGCCTCCTTGTGCTCTCTGGTGTTGCCGCCGATCCAAAGCCAGCGGCCGCAAAGCTCGATCTCCAGACCGTCCAGCCGAAGCAGCGCGTTGATGATGGCGATAAAGTCGGCGGCGTTCTCGGTGGTGGCGTGGGTCTTGCCGGTGGTGTCGGCGGCGGCCTCGGTATTCTGGCGGCCCTTCAGGTATTCAAATTTACGCTCGTATGCGGCGTTGATCTCCTGCATGACGGCGGTGCTGCCGCCCACGTCGGGGTGGTGCTGCATGGCCGCGGCCTTATAGGCCTTTTTCAGCTCGTCCAGGGTCTTGCAGGTGTTAAAAATCGTTTCGTACATGGTGTGTTCCTCCTGTGTTGTCGTGGTGGTTGTTGTAGGTGCATGGGGTGGGGCTGATGCGCTCAACCCCTCCAGAAGCGTTGTTGCTATCAGCGGGTCAGCTCTGCCGCCGTGGCGGCCACGCGATCCTCGGCGGCGCGGATGCTGTCCGCCTTGCGGTAAGTGTGGGCCACCGGGTCGTCCCGGTAATCGTGCGCCGCGAAGTCGTCGGCGGCTTCCTTGCTGTCAAACCATGCAGTGCGGCAGAAGTCGGATCCCCATACTGCGTAGGTGACGGAATAAAAAGTCTTTGCCATGGTAGTTGCTCCTTTCTTGCCGGCCTGTCGGCCTGTCGTGGTGGTTTTCTGTCGTTGTGGCCACAGTATAAGCCGACTATGCTTGCATTGTCAAGCCCCACGGCGCACTTTTGTAGACCTGCACAAAAATAAGCTCCGAAAACTGGCAAAAATGACAATGCTTGCATAGGCGCGAAAAACAATGCTTGCATACGCGCGGCGTGTGCGTTATAATGGGCAAAAAATGGAGGTGATGCAAGCGTGGGAGACCGCACGGAGCGCAACAGGCGGACAGCACCGGCACGCAACAGGTACAACGAGCCTGTAACCTTCCGGCTGCGGAGAGACGGCAGCGACGGGATCAGCAGGGCGCAGATCACCGCCGCCGCGGAGGCCGCCGGCCAGAGCGTCAACGCCTGGATCGTGGACGCCATCAAACAAGCCATATAACGGCACCGGAGCCCCTGCCAGATCGGCGGGGGCTTTTGCTATGCCCGGAGGCCTCCACCAGGCCGCGCAGCAGCGACACGGACAGCCGCCCCCCTTTCGTCCCCACTTCCCCCTTTCCCCCTCGCCTCCTTCTTCCTCTCCCACACCCTCTCTATCTTCCTCAATTCTCCCTATCTCCTATCCCCCCTATAATCCCCCCTTTCCTCAAGACCTGCCGTGCTGCGCTGCGCGCCGCGCTTGCCTCGGTAGGGGTAGGGGGTGGGGGAATAGATAGATCTTGCATAGTAGGGGACAGACTGGTTAAAGCTGGATGTTCTTTTGGTGCTTTGAGGGGGAGGAGGTGGGAGGAGGAGGGAGACGACGCCGGGCAAAACGCATAAGCTGATTAGCTGGCGGATTCTTGCGTTTCCTCTTGTTTTCTCGTGTTATCTCTTGTTTTCTTCGGTTTTCTCTTGCGTTATCTCTTGTGTTCTCTCGTCGGCTTGCACCAGGTCGGGCGCGGCGGAATGAGCGGCAGCAAGGCGGGGAGACGCGGAGAGGAAGCAGGACGGGGAGACACGGAGAGGAGGCGCGGCGGGGAGAGGCGGAGGGCGTGGCGGCGGATGATCTGACGGGAGCGGCGCGGGCAAAAGGGAGCGCAGGGGCGGGCGGGTTTGGATGGTTTTTAAGGGGCTATTAAAGCAAAAGTGCCTATTTGCAATACTTCCCGGCTCTTGCTGTGTCCGCTCTGTGTACTTTGCGGGGCAGCTTCGGCAGGTGGGCGGCTGTTTGTCGGTAAGAGCCGGAGGTGGTGGACATAGGGCAATCGCTGTTTCGGTGGCGGCTGCTGGGCCAGGGCGGCGGCAGGGCTGGGGCGTGGGTGGTTGCCCGGTTACATGGTGTCTTGAGGTAGTAGGGGGGGTAGCGGAAAAAGCCCCACCCCCTCCAGAGGAAGGTATGGGATACTTCATCCACGTCCAATGCGACAATTCATGGCACTTTCCACGCCGCACTGTGTCAGGCCGCAGGGCACGCGATGCTTTGAAGTCGGGTGACATACCGGCGGCAATCTGCGTGCAGCTGTCGAGGGGGTGGCGGAAAAGATGGCGGCGGGTTCTTGGAAACCTGCCGCTGAAATTTTTCAGAGCGGATCTGTGAGCAAGGAGACAGGCGCGCACAACTGGGCGCAGATCGTCCCGCGCAGGTAGGTGTGGTGTGAACAACACCCGGCCTGCACGCGCTGCGTCGGGCAGAGAAGCAAGGCGATGAGATGGACGTGCAAACAACTTTTCGTAATACGCTGTAATATTCTGTAATATCAAGAATAAGCGGAAAAATTCCTATTGAAGCAACAGGAAAAGTGTGATAAGTAGGTAGTAGGGCAGTAGGTCATGGCAATCATTTCTCCTCAACGCCGCGTCGCCGTGTTCTTTCGGTGGCGCGGTACATGGCTCCGTAGTTTAACAGGGAAAACGCGCCAAGGCTGCTGGCACGGATGCGGGTTCGAATCCCGCCGGAGCCTACTACCCGCAAAGAATATGGCATTGCGTGCAGATGGGCACGGGGCGTACCAAGAGGCGGACTTGGTGCGTGGGAGCAGGTTCGACCCCTGCCGATGCCGCCACAAGGCAGCGGGACCATATGCCTTTCGTGTCAAGCATGACACCTCCTTTCCAAGCTCCACCCCGTAAGCAGGAGCTGCGCCGGGAGCGAGACGGCAATCTCGTCCGGCGTCTCCGGTGCAATTCCGGCAGGGGGCGATATACGGGCAAATGTTCCAGGGTGGCGAGGCGGTCTCCAAAACCGCTTGCGGTGGGTTCGATCCCCAACTGTCCGTGCCAGCGCGGAAAGCGAGCGAGGAAGCGCGAGAAGCTAAGCGGCAGGCGGCATAAAGCGCCTGTTGGCTGGTGAAAGGGCGCGGCGCGTCCGCTGCACCAGAGATTCACAGGAAGGAGGCGGAGGACATGGCAGATCCCAACAGAACGAGAAAAGACGGCACGCCGATCCGGCGCAAGCCGAGAAAGCCGCGGAACAGGAACAAGGCGGCGAATGGCGCGTGTGTCTCTGCCCCGGATATGAACGGCGTGGATGCCGTTTCCGTGAAGCGGAGAGACACGGCGAAGCCGGTAAAGAAGACACCGCCGGCACCGCGACAGGCGGGGGAAGTTCCCTTCTACCACAGCCCCGAACACATGGCGAAGATGACGGAGGCAGCAGCAGAGGTCCACGCGATATTTGCCACGGCGGAGGAGTTTGAAGCGGCGGCAAGCGCCTACTTCGAGTACTGCGACGCCAACGGACTGCTGTACGGAGAAGCCGGGCTTTGTCTGGCGCTGAGTAAGAACAACAGCGCAGGACGAACGGTGAAGCTTGACACGCTGCGCCGGTGGTACGACGGAGCGAATTGCCCCCATTTGCAGGACGCAGTACAGCGTGCGTATCTTCGGATACAGGCGCAGATCGAGACAGACCCCACCTATCGTGAAAAGGGCATGGTGCCGCGCAGCATCTTCCTGCAGAAGCAGACGCGGCTTGGCGGTTATCAGGACAGAGTGGAGACAAAGAACGATTCCACGGTGAAGGTCATTTTTGGCAGCGGCGTGGATGAAAGCGATTTCAAGTAACGGAGGGGCTATGACGGCGATCGTGATTTTACTGGCGGTGATCGTGGTGCTGACCGCCCTGGCGGTAGGTCTTCTGTGGCGCTTGACGGTGAAGCTGAACACCGCGCCGCCAGCGGCGATCGCGCCGGAGGCGGCAGAGCCGCACAAGGGCGGATCCGGCAGCGTGGACGAGGGCTTTGAAAACATCATGCAGTATTCCGTGAAAGGGAAAACAGGCTTTGAGCCGGGAGGCATGAAGCTGTAAGCGAGGGGGCGGACAGAATGCTTATCGACAACACGGTGCAGGCGATCTTTGACAAGGCAATGTATCTCATTGACGCGCAGAACGAGAGCACCGGCTCCACCAACTCCAGCGATACAAAGGAGTACAGGGTGCGCACCATCGGCATCCTGAATAACCTGATCGACATTGTGTATCCCGCCAGCGCGACATACCCCGACGATCAGGAGGGACGGCCTGCTCTGGACGACATCCAGGATTTTGACGACAGCCTTGATCTTGACCCGTTTATTCTGCGGGACGTGCTGCCAAACGGATTGGCGGCGCATCTGCTCAGTGAGGAAAACCCGTCGCTGGCGGAGTATTTCCAGCAGCTCTTTGAGGAGCATCTGGAAATTGCGCGGCGCGGCGTCAGGGCGAGATTTGAGAGCGTGGACGACGCGCTTCCCTACGGCGGCATTGAGTACGGCCAATTTTCCCGTTGGTTTTAGGCCCATGACCGGGGCGTAAACAATATTTTCCCGCCACACCAAGGCGGAAAGGAGCAGCTTATGGACGAGATGGAGAACACCAGCTTGGAGATGAACGACACCGCAGACCAGCAGGACGCGTTTCTGGAGGGCTGGGACGGCAGCGACGCTGTGGCAGAGGCAGACCAGCCCGGTACGGCGGCTGACGAGGAGACGGCGGAGAACGGGGAAGACCCGGAGGACGCCGCTGCCGGTACAGAGGGCGAAGGGAGCGACGCCGAGACCACGGCGCAGCAGGAGCCCGACGCAGAACGGCAGGAGGCGGAGAACGGCGAGAGCCGCGACACCGCGTGGATCATCAAGCACAATGGCACGGAGATGACGGTACGGCAGCAGGATATTACGCCGGAGCTTTTGCAGAAGGGCGTGGACTATGACCGTATTCGCGGAAAGTATGACGAGGCAAAGCCCGTCATGGAGATTTTTTCCGGTCTTGCACAGACGAACGGGATGAGTGTTCCGGAATATGTGCGCGTTGTTCGCGCCGCCATGAAGAAGGCGGAGGGCCTGAACGACGAGGAGGCCGCAAGAGCCATTGCGCTGGAGGATCGAGAGGCCGCTGTGCAGGCCAGAGAGGCAGAACAGCAGGCAAATGAGGCGGCGGAAAACCAGCGGGATCAGCGGATCAGCGCAGATATCCAGGAGTTTTCCGCAGCGTTCCCGGAAGTATTCAAACAGGCGGAGAACGACCCGGAAACCATCCCTCAGAGCGTATGGGAATCCGTGAGAAGCGGACTTTCGCTGACGGCGGCTTACGCCCGGTACGCAGTGGAAAGCGCGAATAAGGCCGTGAAAACGGCGCAGGATCAAGCGAATGCAGCCGCGCTGAACCAGAAGAACAGCGCACGTTCCGCAGGCTCTATGCAGTCTGCCGGGAACAACTCCACCAAGAACGACCCGTTTTTGGAGGGATTCGGCTCTTGATATGAGCCCCGTGGCGCGCCTCCGCCAGAACACGAAAGAGAGGCAAGATAATGGCTATCAATTATGCTATCAAGTACGCGACTAAGATCGCGGAGCGTTTCAAGATCGCATCCATCACCAACGAAGACTGCGGCCACGACTATACGTGGGCAGCGCCCAACAGCAAGGTGATCCGTGTTGGCAGCGTGAACACGGTGCCGGAGACCGAGTACAAGCGCAGCGGCGACAACCGCTTTGGCCCCGTGTACGATGTGGGCGACACGCTGCAGGAGATGGAGTGCAAGATGTCCCCCTCCTTCAGTTTCACCATCGACGCGCTGGACGGATCTGACCGCGCTATTCAGGTGTCCGCCGCCCGTTCGCTGCGCCGGCAGCTGGACGAGGTGACCACGCCCAACATGGATAAGCACCGTATCCGCAAGTGGGTGATGGGCGCCAACATCCAGATCAAGGAGGCTACCGCGCCCACCAAGACCACCATCGGCGGCATGATCATCGACGCCAACGCCAAGATGACCGACGCGCTGGTGCCCATGGACGGGCGGACGCTGTACATCGGCACGGAGTATTACAAGCTCCTGAAGCAGAATCCCGACTATCTGGGTGTGGACGCGCTGGGCAAGGAGGCACTGACCCGCGGCGTGGTCGGCGAGTTCGACGGCTGCCGCGTGAAGCCCATTCCCTCCCGGTATATGCCCGCCGGCGTGTACTTCTTCATTAAGCACCGCAACAGCACGGTTGACCCGGTGAAGCTGGCGAAGTACGACATTCTGCCCAAGGTGCAGGGCTATTCCGGCCCCGTGGTGCAGGGCGTGACGTACTACGACAGCTTTGTGCTGGGTGCCAGAGGCGACGGCATCGCCGTGTGCGGCAACGCGGCCATTCTGGACGCGCCCGTCATGAGCATCAGCACCCATAAGGTGACCATCACCGCCGCAGACGGCGTGGTGTTCATGTACACCACCGATGGCTCCAACCCCCGTTACAGCACCACCGCGCAGGTGTATACCGCGCCGGTAACGCTGGCGGTCGGCGAGACGCTGCGTGCAGTGGGCACCAAGGACGGCTGCGTGGGCATCGAGGCCGCAAAGGATTACGAATAAAGCCCCAACCATAGGGCGGACACTGACCCCCGGTGTCCGCCCTATTCCCTTCATATACGGGGGAGGATACAGAGAAAGGCGAGCGCATGGCACACAGAGACAACACACCGACGCTGCGAACCGGCGAGCTGAACCCAAAGCAAAAGCTATTCTGTCAGGCGAGGAGCCGGTATGTGGCTTACGGCGGCGCACGAGGCGGCGGAAAGACCCATGTGCTGCGGGTAAAGGCGGCAGGCGGCGCGCTGGCCTATCCCGGTATCCGGATCCTGATCGTGCGCAGAGAGTACCCGGAGTTGGAGCAGACCATCATCATACCCATGCGGAAGATGATACCGCCGGAGATGGCGGCGTATAACGGCACCATGCGTATGTTCACCTTCTGCAACGGCAGTGTGATCAAATTCGGACACTACGACGCAGGCGGCGACGTGGAGTATCAGGGTCAGGAATGGGACTGGATATTTCTGGATGAGGCAACGCACTTTACGGAGAGCCAGTTCCGCACGCTGGGCGCGTGCTTGCGCGGCGCCACGAAAATACCGCGCCGGATGTACCTGACTATGAACCCCGGCGGCGTGGGGCACGCCTGGGTAAAGAGACTGTTTATCGACAAGGAGTATACGGCTGATGAGCGGGCGGAGGACTACACCTTTATTCCCGCCACGGTGGACGATAACCCCCAGCTATTGGAGGCTTCCCCGGAGTATAAGCAGATGCTGGATCTGCTGCCGGAGAATGTGCGCCGCGCGTGGCGTGACGGCGACTGGAACGCCATGGCCGGCACGTACTTTCCGGAGTTTAAGGCGGATACGCACGTTGTGGAGCCATTTGCAAAGGTGCCGCGTGAGTGGCGGAAATACCGGGCATTCGACTACGGCCTTGATATGTTCGCCTGCCTTTGGGTGGCGGTGGACTATGACGGCAGGGCGTGGGTCTATCGCGAGGTACAGCAAAGCGGGCTGATCGTGTCGGAGGCGGCGAAACTGATGAACGCACTGACGCCGCCGGAGGAAACGATCTTTGCGACCATCGCGCCGCCGGATATGTGGGCGCGGCAGAAGGACAGCGGAAAGAGTATGGCCGAGATATTCGCACAGAACGGCGTGGGGCTTATTAAGGCCAGCAACAACCGCATTCAGGGCTGGATGGCGGTAAAGGAAATGCTCAAGCCGCTGCGCAGCGAGCGCGACAGGCCGGGCCTTCTGGTGGCCAACTGCTGCCGGGGGCTGATCCGGAACATGGCGCTGATACAGAGCGACAGCAAGAACCCCAGCGATTGCGCCACAGAACCCCACGACATTACCCATATCTGCGATGCGGCGCGGTATTTCTGTGCCACACGCACCATTGCGGCGCAGTTGGCCGCGCCGGTGCGGGAGCAGGAGCCTTACGAGGCAGCGGCGGCGGACTATGACGACGAGATGACCGGCGGCGAGATGACCGGCAGCTATCTGACATACGGAGGTGGTTAAAGGTGGCGACCATTTCAAACGCAAACGGAAACAGCATACTGAAAATCCATGCGTTTCTGGGCATGAATGAGAATCTGGACGGCGACACGACGCTGCAAAACGGCGAAATGGCGGAGATGCGGAATTTCCGGATCACGGCAGATAACCACCTGCAGATAAGACCCGGCAGCAAGACCATTATGACGCTGGCGGACGGGGGCGGCGCGGCAGGCGCGGAGATATACGGCGTATGGCGCGGCATGGTGGGCGGCAGCGAGCATCTGCTGGCGGCCTACGGCGGGCATATCTACGATGTGGATGTGGACGCCCGGACAAAACGCGACCTTGGCGCAGCCGCGGCGGCGAGTACGACATTTTTCGCCTTTGGCGGAAAGGTGTATCTGCTCAACGGCGCGGACTATAAGAGCTGGGACGGCGGCGCGGAGACGGAATTTTCGGACGTGACGCCCTATGTGCCGCTGGTGCAGATCAGCACGACACCGGCAGGTGCGGGCACGCTGCTGGAGGGCGTGAACCGTCTGACAGGGAAGCGGCGCGTACAGTTCAGCCCGGACGGAACGGCAACCATGTTTCAACTGCCGGAGAAAGGAATCGTAGGCGTGGACGGCGTGAAGGTGAACGGAAGCGCCGTTACTGGCTGGACGGCGGACACCGCGGCGGGGACGATCACCTTTTCGGCGGCGCCGGCAAAGGGGACAAATACCGTGGAGGCGACATACACAAAGGGCGGCGGGGCGCCCGGAGATGTTAAGGCCATGCGATTCTCCGAGCTGTACAACGGCAGTACGGATACCCGCGTGTTTCTATACGGTGACGGGAGCAACCGCGCTATCTACTCCGGTATCCGGTACGACACAGGCGAGGCAAGCGCGGACTATTTCCCCGACCTTTACGAGCTGCGGGTGGGAGAAAAGAACACGCCCATTACGGCACTTGTAAGACAGTACGCCCGCATGATGGCATTTAAGCCCAACAGCGCATGGGCGGTGATCTACGGCACAACACCGCTGGATGACGGCACCACCACGGCGGCATTTTACGTGCAGCCCGTCAACCGACAGTTCGGAAACGAAGCGCCGGGACAGGCGCGGCTATTGGAAAATAGCCCCCTGACGCTGGATGCAGGCAGCGTATATCAGTGGATCAGCGAGGGGAGCAAGTATGTCAACAGCAGTGAGAGCAATGCAAAGCGCGTCAGCGACCGGGTGGCTAAGACGCTGCGCGGTTTCTCGCTGAAGGACATCAAGACATATAACATGAAGCAGGAGCATGAATACTGGTTCATGCACAATAGGCGTGCGTTGGTACTGAACTACGCCAACAACACGTGGTATCTGTATAAGGACCTGCCATTTGACCAGATCGTGGAGGTAGAGGCAGAGCGGTACGGTTTCAGCGCAGACGGAGCGGTGGTGCATTTCAGCCGCGCATACCGGAACGACAACAACGCGCCTATCGACTGCTACGCCGCAACGGGCGCCATGGACTTTAACAAGGATTGGCTGCTGAAATACTCCCCCGCAATTTTCGTGGCGATGCAGCCGGAGAGCAACGCACGCATTACCGTGACGGTGGAGAGCGACCGGCGCAGCGACTACCCGGAAAAGGTGGTGGCATATAGTCTGGCGGCTTTTGACCATGTGAACTTTGCACACTTTTCTTTCTCCACGAACCGTAAGCCGAAGGTGAAGCGTGTGAAGCTGAAAGTAAAGAAAGCCACGTTCTACCGACTGATCTATCGGAGCCTGTCCACCAGCGCAACGGCGACAGTGATCGAAACGGACATTCAGATGCGGTATGCGGGCAACGTGAAATGAGGTGAAAGGATTGAGCGATAACTTTACGCCGCAGAGTGTATTTGCGGAATACAACGCGGGCGTACACTTCTGCGAGGGAATCGACCTGTACGACACGGTGCAGACCAACGAGAACTTTTTCATCGGAAAGCAGTGGGAGGGCGTACAGGCGAACGGTCTGCCGACACCTGTATTCAACTTCCTGAAGCGCGTGGTGTTGTTCAGCGTGGCCAACATCAGCACGGACAATCTGAAGCTCCACGCAAAGCCGCTCAATGGCGGCGGCGATGCGCCTGCATGGCTGCTGGAGATGTACAGCAACATCCTGAACGACCAGTTTACCTCCATTTTCGAGAAGAACAAAATGGGCGGGTGTATCCGTGAATACTGCCGGAACGCGGCGGTGGACGGAGACGGCTGTATGTACGCATGGTGGGACGCAGACATGGAGACGGGGCAGGCCCGGAAGGGCGGCATCCGGACGGAGGTGCTGCAGAACACGCAGGTGCTGTTTGGCAACCCCAACAGCCGGGATGTGCAGAGCCAGCCGTATATCATCATCCTGCGGCGTATGCTGGTGGGTGAGGCGCAGCGGTACGCCAGAGAGATGGGCGTCTGGGAGGAAAACGTGCAGGCCATTACGCCGGACGACAAGGAGACCGGCAATATCTCCATGGATCAGCTGGGCGGGAACAAGGTGACGGTGATGCTGCGCCTGTGGCGAGACAGCGAGACAAACACCATCCACGCCTATGAATGCACACAGGCGGCAGAGGTGCGCGGTGAGTGGGATATGGGGATCAGGCTCTATCCTCTGGTGTGGATGCCGTGGGACTATGTGCAGGACTGCTATCACGGACAGGCGATGATTACCGGACTGATCCCCAACCAGATCTTTGTGAACAAGCTGTTTGCAATGAGCATGATCTCCCTGATGACGCTGGCTTATCCCAAAGTGATGTATGACAGGACGCGCATTGCGGGGTGGAGCAGTAAGGTCGGCGCGGCCATCGGCGTAAGCGGCAACGTGGACGGGGCTGCGAAGATCATCGACCCGGCACAGATCAGCCCGCAGATCAGCCAGTTTATCGAGCTGGCCATCAGCTACACGCAAAAGTTCCTGGGTGCAACGGACGTGGCGCTGGGCGACACGCGGCCTGACAACACAAGCGCCATTATCGCCCTGCAGCGCGCGGCTGCTACGCCGATGGAGCTGACAAAGCAGAACCTTTTGCAGAGCGTGGAGCAGCTAGGCGACGTGTTCATGGAGTTCATGGCCGAGTACTACGGGACGCGGCAGGTGGAGGTATCTGACAGGGAAACCGGAGAACAGATGTATGTTGGGTTCGATTTCAGCGTTCTGCGCGAGGTACCGTGCAGCATCGACCTGGACGCAGGCGCCAGCTCCTATTGGAGCGAAATTGCCAATATGCAGACGCTGGACAACCTGCTGATGCAGGGGAAGATCCCCACCAGCGAATACCTGCGGCGTCTGCCAAACGGACAGATCAGCGACAGAGAGCGCCTGATCGCCATCACGGAGGCGGCAGAGCGCGGCGCGATGCCGGAGATGATGGGACAATCCGGCGGCGCAGAGCCGGAGATCGACGAGGCGGATATTCCGGTACGAGGCGGCGCTGGATACGGCGCCTTACAGCGGAAGATCAACGAGAGCGGCGCGGTGCCGAGAACGGAGGGATAAGATATGGCATTGACAGAGTTTGAGAAGAACATGGACATCATTGCGGCGCTTGACGATGAGCCGAACGACGTGGGCGGCCTATCGGCGGCGGAGCTGAAGGCCAAGTTCGACGAGGGCGGAAAGGCGCTGCAGGACTACATCAACAACACACTGCTGCCGGCGCTGGATAACGCCGGCGTGGAGCGCTCTGTGCTGCTGCCGCTGCTGGACGCCGGGTTCAAGTATATGCGGCTGAACAGCGACAAGGTTCTGGAGGTCAGCACGGACGGCGAAGCGTGGCAGGCGACAGGATCTTCCGGACACCTGGTCTACGGCAAGAACGGGGGGCAGCTTCCCCAGCGCAGCCGGTTGAAGTTTGCCAACAGCGAAGTGACGGACGACGGCACCTATACCATTGTGCAGGGCGTGAAGGGCGACACCGGCGCTACCGGACCGCAGGGCGCACAGGGTATCCAAGGCCAAAAGGGCGAAAAGGGCGACCGAGGGCAGGTGCTGGTACCCAATGTGGACGGCGAGGGCGTGATGTCGTGGAGTGTACAGGAGCCGCCTGCGGCTGTTCCCGCGCCGCGCAACATCCGAGGGCCGCAGGGCATCCAAGGTGTGCAGGGTGTACAGGGTGCGCAGGGCCAGCGCGGCGTACAGGGTGCGCAAGGCCCGCAAGGTCCGCAGGGCGTACAGGGTGAGCCTGGACGAGACGGCGCGGACGGACGCAGCTTTGCAATCAAGGGTATGTACGCCACGCTGCAAGAGCTGCTGGAAGCGCATCCCACGGGCAGCGTGGGTGATGCCTACGCCGTGGGAACGGCTGCCAGCAACACCATTTTTAACTGGAACGCGGACAAGGGTACCTGGGATGATCTGGGCGGCTTGAAAGGTCCGCAGGGCGAGCAAGGCCCACAGGGCGAGCAGGGCATACAAGGCGTGCAGGGTGAACGCGGGCCGGAGGGACCGCAGGGTGTGCAGGGTCCGCAGGGAGAGCAGGGCATCCAAGGCCCGGAGGGCCCGCAGGGTCCGGTGGGACCGGCAGGCCCGCAGGGAGAGCCGGGGCCGGCCTACACCGCCGGGGAGAACATCTCCATCAGTGGCAGCGTGATCGCTACCAAGGCGTTTCCGTGTAACCCCAACCTGCTGGATAACTGGTACTTCGGGAATCCGGTGAATCAGCCGGGGCAGACGGAATGGCTGTCCTCTGCAAGCGTTAATGTTCCGTGCGTAGACAGGTGGAATTGGTGGGGGCAGTATATAGCGGGTTCAACCTTAAAGCTTCTGAATGATGGACTGCAACTTATCGGAAACCCCGAAGGAGGAGGACTTTATCAGCAAATCGTACAGAAGATTGAAAAGGATAGGTTGCCTGTCGGAGCAACCGTTACACTATCTGCTCTTGTCAAGGCGGAGGCTGACGCTTCAATTATTCTCAGCATAGGCGGACAAAACTATGCGGCCGTGATGGTTCCAGCGAACACATGGACGTTAATCGCTGGCGTAAAAAATGTGCCAAGTGTCGAGCAGACGCATAGCATAGGTATCCAGCGAAATACAGCTGGAGTAACTTTTACTGTTAAAGCAGTCAAGCTGGAGCTTGGCTCTCAGCAGACGCTGGCCCATCAGGAGGACGGCGTGTGGGTGCTGAACGAGATCCCCGACTACGGCGAGCAGCTGAGACGGTGCCAGAGGTACTACTGGCGCTCTTGGCGTGGCGAAAAAACAATTAACACCGCTATCCTTGGAGAAACATTTCCAAGTAATAGTAGGAGCAGAATTGTAGGATTCTCATATCCCGTGGAAATGAGAGAGAAGCCGAGTATTATAATTTCTGGAACTAATAGTGTTGGAAGTGTGAACGACTGGGTAGGCGATGGGGAGATTGAATGCGGCGCTAAAGCGTTGTATTACGATAATCAAAGGTGCATGGCCGTTGGTGCCGACATCCCCCTTACGGATTATGAATATGTATATTACTTTGTCGAGGCATCTGCCGATTTGTAGGAGGTGACCGGATGGAAGCATGGACGAATGTCGGCGTGCCGCTGATCGTGGCGCTGCTGACCTCCACCGCCCTGTGGGGCGTGGTGAGCAAGGTTATCCTCAAGCGGATGGAGCTGACAGCCAAGCGCAGCAAGGCAGACGAGGCGCAGCGGAAGATGCTGGTGGGGCTGGCCCACGACCGCATCATCCACCTCGGCATGGTGTACATCGAGCGGGGCTGCGTCACGCAGGACGAGTACGAGAATTTGCAGGTGTACCTCTACGAGCCGTATGAGGAGATGGGCGGCAACGGCAGCGCGCGGCGCGTCATGGAGGAAGTGCGGAAGCTGCCCATACGATAGGGCGATGTTGCACGCCGCTGTGAAACAAAAAGCCGTGGCCGAAATAAAGTGGAGGTGCGAGAATGGACCGTTTGACAGATATTAAAAAAAGACTCCTGGCAACGACGCCGGGAGTCTGGATAGAAGGCTTAAATGCTTGCAAGAGGCGACTCCCCGTTGGTGTCATCGCGTGCAAGCATATTTGGACACCCACCATAGAAAATCCGACGGTGAGCGTATGCCCCAAGTGCGGGGCGAAGGTAGGTCCGCAGAGGGAAGATGGAATACGCATATAACGTGCAGGAGGGTAGACAATGAGCAGGATAGACGAAATCAAAAGAAGGCTGCTGGCGACAACTCCGGGAAGCTGGGGAGTGGTGGAGCAGGACGATGATGGAGACTGGATCGTGAGCGGCGCGGATGGCACCTACATCGCGCAGACCAGTTATGACGGGCTCAGCGTTACCACGAGGGAAACTTGCAGAGGTGATGCTGAATTTATCGCCCACGCAAAGGAAGATATCGCGTTCTTGTTGGAGAAATTAGAAGTATATTTCAGGGAATAGCTTCGGCTTGACGCGATAGAGAGACTGCAGAACCTCGAATGTCATTTGACGCATGGTAGCATAGACGGCATCGTTATCTAATGGAGATTCTGTGCCGTCAGGCCTTGTGACCGTCCAACCTGTGAGATCGTTTGTTTTCATCACAGCAAGATCGTCACTAATTTCCGGATCAACGTGGGCACCTCCGTCCTGATTAGCGAGAAGTTGCAAGACTTGTTTGCGGCGATAAAGGTTTTTCTTCCGATCTGAAAACACGATCTCACCACTCCAGTCCGGGAACGACAAGAGACGGTAGCGATCGTCGTTTTCAAAGAGCGGAACGTACCGGGCGGTATTGCCACCAAGTTCGAACTTAATTAAGCATTGCTGGGAAAGGAGGTTCGTGGGGTCGTATTTTTGAGCGGTACTTACGAACTGCATCTTCCTTTTCAAGTGCATTTGCCCAAGAAGGGAAGATGATGCCTTTGTGTCGTGCAAAAGGACGCGGAGCGTCACGGCCATTCGCTTCGCCTCCGTCTCGTTACCGAGGTCGTAGAGCTTGGCGGATGATTGGAGGAAACCAATTTGCTCAGTCAAATGCTTCGCTAATTCTTCTTGTGTAATCTTCACAGCCATAATTACACCTCCTTGCATGGAGTATACATCGCAAGGCGTATTTTGTCAAAAACAAAGGACAGGCCGACAGGCCGGAAAGGAAAAAATCATGAAGCTGAACAACAAGGTATACGACATTATGAAATGGTTGGTCATCATCGTTATGCCCGCCGTGGCCACGCTGTATGCGGCGCTGGCGGCGGTGTGGGCTTGGCCCTACGCCGACGAGGTGGTGACCACCATCACCGCCGTGGATACGTTCCTCGGCGCGGTGCTGTGCATCTCCACGGCGCAGTATCACAAGGAAAACAAACTGGAGGTGTGAGCCATGCCGACGGTACAGGCTGTGGTGGCGCTGCTGGAGGGCGAGCGGGGCTATCTGGAAAAGAAGTCCAACGCCCAGCTGGACAGCAAGACCGCCAACGCGGGGTATAACAACTACACCAAGTATACGCGGGACATCGACGCGGCGGGCATCAACGACGCCAAATATCAGGGGCAGGCGTGGTGCTGCAGTCTGGCCATCTGGCCGGAGCTGCACCTGTCCGGCGCGGCAGAGGCGCGGGAGCGGTTCTACCTGCCGGTGCCGTCCAAGTGCAAGGCGTACAACTGCGAGTGGCTGGCGGGGTATTTCCGCAGTGCCGGTGCGTGGTATGCGGAGCCGCAGGTGGGAGACTTCATCTTCTTCCGCACGGCCCGGTACAGCTACGCCCATGTGGGCCGCGTGGTGGCGGTGGACAGCACGACGGTGTACACCATCGAGGGCAACACCTCCGGCGACTATGGTGTGGTGGCAAACGGCGGCGGGGTGTTTCGCAAGTCGTATAGCCTCGGCTCGTGGAACATTGTTGGCTACGGTCGCCCGAAGTGGAAGGGCGGCGAGCAGGACGACACCGGAAAGAAGGAGGACGTCAAGTTGGACATGAAGGTACGTATGCTCAAGCGCGGTATGAAGGGCGCAGACGTGAAGACCCTGCAAGCGGCGCTGATCGCCTACGGCTTTTCCTGCGGCGCGGCCGGTGCGGACGGCGACTTCGGCACCGGAACGGAGACGGCGCTGAAGAAGTTCCAGACCAAGTACGGCCTCGGCGCTGACGGTATCGCAGGAAAGGGGACTTGGGGCAAGCTGCTGGGGGAGTAAACAGACAGGGGCGCCCCCGCACAACGCGGGAGCGCCCTGACTGCATGAAAGAGAGGTAAGAATATGCCGAATCCGTATATTACGAAAAATAGCAAAATCCCCATTTCCGGCCCGAAGGCCTATATCGACGGCGGGGAGAAGAAAAAGAGTTCCTTTGCGCAGCAGGTGGCAAAGGCTAAGTCCTACACGCCGACAACCAGCCGTCCCGCAGGCTCCGGAAGTCTGTCCAGCGCCATCAAGGACAAGAAGAATATGTATCAGGCAAACGCCGCACCGTCTTCCGGCGGAACGGTGATCGGCGGCACCACGCAGGCACCGGAAACGACGGTAGCAAGTGGGTACACCGGCAGCTCGTACAGCGGCGGCGTCAGTGATTTGAGCGATTATCTGCGCCAGCAGCAGGCGGCGGCCACGGAGGCGGCGCTGGCGGGTCTGAAGGGCGCGTATGAGAAAAACGCCCGGCTGTATGACGATCAGCGGCGGCAACTTGCCCCCATGTACGCGGCACAGCGAAATGCGCTGGCGGCAGATGTGGCGCAGCGGCGCAGAGACTACGACGAGCGTGCGCTGGCCAGCGGACTGAACACCGGCACGGCGGGGCAGGCAGACCTTGCGAGAAGCAGCGTGCTGACGCAAGGTATGGCGAACATCGGCGAGGCGGAGGCGGACGCACTGGCGCAGATCGATCTTGCCAGAAGCCAGCTGCAGGCAGAGTATGAGAATGCCATTGCCCAGCAGAAGGCGGAGGACAGCGCCGCACTGATGAAGATGCTGTATGAGGAGGCTGTGCGGGTGCAGAACGCCCGAATGGCGGAGGCACAGGCGGCGGCGCGCTCCTATTCCGCAGGCGGTTCCGGCAGCGGCAAACGGAGCTCCGGCGGCAGCAGCACCACGCAGACGGGGGCGTATCCCGGTAAGACGGGCAGGTCGTTCAATATCAACCTTGTACACGTACCCGGCTACGGAGAGGTGAGCTACAGCGACGCGGAGACACTGGAGAAGAACGGGTATATCAAGCTGCAGGGCGTGGATAAGAACGGCGAGCCTGTTTTTGCCAAGACCACGAAGAAGAACTATACGAACCCCATCAGAATGACCAGATAAGGAGGGGGCATCATGCAGAAATTCACGGCGGGAGACGCAAGAGACCGCATTATGAGCCGGGCAAACGCGATGGGCGCCGTAGAGCAGTCGGACAGCTCGGCGGCACGAGACCGCGTGCTCGCACGTGCGGCGAAGCTGGGCGAGGTGAGCGCGGCTTCGTCTGGCAGTCAGGCGGTCGGGACACAGGCCGCCGCACCAAAAAGCGAGGCGCAGCGCCGGGTGGACAACCTGCCTAATATCCACGCCTTTGGTGCCGGTGAGGATAAGGGCGCGGGAAAACTGCTGGAAAGAATATGGAAAACGGCGGCATCCGGCGCTGTCGGCGCGGCAAGCGGGATCAGGGAGATCATGGCGCAGGCCTCGCCGGTAGACCGGGAGCAGCACATGGGGACCTTTTCCGGCTTCGGCGACTTAGGCCGTGCGGTGTCGGTGAGCCGGGAGACGGGGGAGAGCCTTGACGAGGTGACAGACCGGCTGGAGAGGGAGCGCCAGCAGCGGCGGATCAAGGAGCGCCAGCGGATACAGGGCGAGGCTGACCAGCTGGCGGCTCTTAGCGGGCGGCTGCACAGCGAGGCAAAGGACGGCACCGGAAAGGTGGGCGGCTTTCTTGTTGACCTGGGCGTGGCCGGTACGCAGATGGCAGGCGATGCGCTGGCCAATGCGCTGCTGCCCGGCAGCGGCCTTGCACTGATGGGTATTCGCTCCTACGGACAGTCCGCCGGAGAGGCGCGGCGCGCCGGACTGACGGAGGAGCAGCAGTTTGCATCCGGCCTGAAAAGTGCCTCCATCGAGATGCTGACGGAAAAGCTGTTCGGCGGTCTGGCAAAAGCCTATGGCGCAGGTACGGCAGATCAGGTGGTGGAGCAGATCGCGGACAAGCTGACAAGCAGCGAGGCGGGAAAGCGCGCGGCGGTCTGGCTTATCAACTCCGGCGGCGAGGGCTTGGAGGAGGTACTGTCAGACGTGCTGAATCCCGTCGCGGATCGGGCGCTGAATCTGGACGGGCTGGATCCCAATGCGCCGCTGCGCTTCACAGCAGACGATGTGGCGCAGATGGGCTATGACTTCCTGCTGGGCTCGGCGATGGGCGCTATCGGCGGCTCCGGGCAGTTGAAGTCTGCCATTGATGCGCGAAAGGCCGAGAAAGCTGCTTTGCGCGGCGCACAGCAGCAGGGAGACGGTCAGGCCGCTACATTTGATGGGCAGAAACAAAACGCCGCAGAGCGGGTTACAGGGCCGAACGCGGCAGAGGGAAATACAGCGCCCACACCGGCAGAGATGCCGGCGCAGGCGCTGGAAAGCTCCCCTGTGCAGGGCGCGGGGAATGGTCGTCAGCAAGTAGACGCGCCCCTTGCCCCTCTGGGCGTTTCAGCCACACAGGAGAGCAGCAACAGCGTACCACAGATCAACGGCGAATACAAGGGGATCGACGAACTTTTGGGCGCCGCAAAGCGGAATCGCGCGCCCGCCCGCAATGTAGTGGATGTCATGCGGGGAATGACCCAGGAGGATTTAGATCGGTTTACCGCCGAGAGTGAAGCAGGTAAATATGGGCTGGACGCCGCAGACAACTTCTTTCGCGTAAAGCCGGAGGAGCATATCGACAACCGGGAGAGCAGCACCGTTGGAGACCGGCGCATGAATGCCTTCCAGTTTGACCACCCGGAGCTGCACCCGTTCTACGTTGAGGCGGCAAGGCAGCTGCAGATGGATATGCAGAACGTGCAGCGAGGCGGAGAGGTGTACAGCGTGGCGGATCGGGACGGAGACTGGCGGCCGCGGTATCTGCGGACAAAGCGTGTTGCTTCGGATGCCATTGTGGGGCTGAAGGACAGCGACCACCTGACCTATGCCCAGATCGACAAGGCGCTGTCCGACATCATCGCAGATCGCGGGCAGGAAAACTATGCCGCTGCAAAGCGGGTGGAGCTGGTGCTGGACAAGATGCTTTCCGAGGGGTACACCGCCAGCGACGGAGACTATGCGGCGAATCCCGAATATTTACAGCGAAAGGCAAATATCCTTGGCACGCAGACCGGCAGCGAGGATGTGGCCCGTGCCGACAGCGAGCGGACGTGGCGGCAGCGCCTGCAGCAGGCAGAGGACGGAACTTTCGAAAATCAGGCAGACACGGACATCGCGGAGAAGTGGGCGCAGGCGGCGCGGCCGGAGGGCTGGGAGCAGCAGTACGAGGGGCAGGAGCCGCCGGCGCGGGAGACCTATGCACCGGAGGAAAGCCATGTCACGCCAGGAGGAGACGACGGACTGGGCGGCGCGGACAGGGGCAGCCTGAACAGCGACTTCCAGAATATGCAGGCAGGGAGTGACCGTTTCCATCCCGTAAATCGGAACGCAGGGGAAAGGATCCGCAGAGAGCAGAACCGCGCCCCCTCGGAGGTGCCGGAGGTGAATCCGGAGACGAGAGAGAACATTACAAAGACGGTGAGCACGATCCTGAACGCGCCCATCACATCACCGGAGATGGCACCCATCATTGAGCAGAGCGTGGCAAATGGGCGCTTCGACTATGCCAAGGTGACGGATCAGGCGGCGATGGACACCGCCAACCGCGCTATCGACGCGCTGGGCGGCTACCAGAAGGCGGCAGCGAATTTCAACGCCAAGGTGGAGCTGGGACAGCGGGTCACGAAAGAGGACTACGCGCTGGGCGTGCAGTCCTATAACGAGGCAGTGAGCGCCGGAGACACGGCGCTGGCGCTGGAGCTGGCGGGGAATCTGGCGGATGCCGCGCACACAGGCGCACAGGTTACGCAGGCGGTGAACCTGCTGAACCGGCTGACACCGGCGGGAAAGCTGCTGACGCTGCGGCGGTATGTGGACAAGCTGAACCGCGAGAGCGCGCCCAAGCAGCAGAGGCGGGGCAACAATCTGACGGCAGATGAGCGGCGGGGTATGTTTGTAGACGAGGCGTACCAGCTGGGCGTGGACGAGCAGCTGGCCACGGACTATCTGATGGCAGAGACAGACGCGGCGCGGGCGGAGGCGTGGCAGGCGATCATTGACGATATCGCCAGCCGCGTGAAACCCACAGTCATGGAGAAGTGGAACTACTGGCGGTACACCTCCATGCTGACGAACCCTGTGACGCATATCCGCAACATTGTGGGCAACAGCGTACAGGGGTTGATGCGGAGGACAAAAAACGCCGTGGGCGCGGCGCTGGAATCCGCCGCCAATGTAGACGCAGAGAGCCGCACCAAGGCACTGCTGAATCGCAGCGAGGCGGACAGGGCGCTGCGGGACTTTGCCAGTAAGCTGTATGAACACGAGGACAAGGCGCGGGCGATGGGCGCTGGCAAGTATACGGATGGTACGTCCGCCGGTATCGCGCGGGAGATCGAGAACGCCCGGAAGATGTTCGGCGAAAAGCACAAGGTCGGCGAGATCGTGCAGAAGGTGGGGGACAAGAACTCCCAGCTTCTGGACACGGAAGATGTGTGGTTCAACAAGCCCGCCTATGTGGATAGTCTGGCGCAGGCCATGAAGGCAAAGGGCGTCACGGCGGAGGAGGCGCGCGCAGGGGTAAAGCCGGAATTGATGGAACGCGCCAGAGAGTACGCCGTGCAGGAGGCGGCAAAGGCCACCTATCGTGACTTCAACGATTTCAGCAACATGATCAGCAAACTGGGCCATGTGAAGGAGAGCGACAACCCGGCGCAGCGGATTGCGGGATACGCCATTGACGCGGTGATGCCGTTCCGGCGGACGCCTGCCAATATTCTGGTGCGCGGCGTGGCGGATTACAGCCCTATTGGCCTGATGCGTGGCGTAAAGCAGGCGGTGGTGGATGTGAAGGCTGGCACCAAGACAGCTTCCGAGGCCATCGACACCATCTCCACAGGTCTGACGGGAACAGGGATTCTGCTGCTGGGCGCGCTGCTGGCAAAAAACGGCCTGCTGCACACCCGAGCCGGAGACGACGACGAGGAGGAGAGTTTCCTCAAGAGCATTGGCTATCAGGACTTCGCCCTGCAGATCGGCGACAGGAGCTATACGCTGGACTGGCTTGTGCCGGCGGCTATGCCGCTGTTCGCTGGGGCTGCCATCACGGAGGGCTTTGCCGACGACAAGAACGCGGCGGACGCCATCTGGGACGGCCTGACAGGTATCAGCGACGTAATGCTGAAAACGTCCATGCTGTCCTCGCTGGACAGTCTGCTGGAGAACGCGCAGTACGCCAACAACAAGCCATGGTATTACCTATCTTCCGCGCTGATCAACTATCTGTCGCAGGGTATCCCCACGGTGGGGGGCAAGATCGCCAACGTTCTGGACGACAAGGTGCGAAAGGCATTCGTGCCGGGGAGCGCCGGAGAGGTGGCCGGTGATCTGCTGTATGCGGGACAGAACGCACTACGGAAGATCCCCGGCGGGCGAAACGCCTTGCAGCCGATGGTGGATGTCTGGGGCAACGAGGTCAGCAACGGCGGCCTTGTGGATCGTCTGGCGGCGAGTTTCGTCTCCCCGGGATTTTTCAGCACCGTGCGGCACGACGCGGTGACGGACGAGGTGCGACGGCTGGCGGAGCAGGTGGGCAGCGACGTATATCCTGAAAAGGCAAAGGGATCCTTTACGGTGAACGGCAAGACCGTCTATCTGACGGGAGACCAGTACACGGCGTATGCCAAGGATCTGGGGCAGACGCGGCACGCGCTGCTGGAGGAGGCAATTTCCGCAAGGGGTTACAAGTCCATGAGCGACGAGGAAAAGGCGAAGATGGTAAGCACCATGTACGAGTACGCCAACGCCAAGGCCAAGAAGTCCATTGTGCCGGAATATCCCATGACAGGGGATATGGCGAAGTATGCGGCGGTGGAGAAGGCCGGCGTCAATCCGGCGGCGTGGTATGTGTTCCGGCATACCGCAGACCGGGACGGCAGCGGCGGCATCTCGAAGGACGAGGCACAGGCAGCTCTTGACCGGATGGGGCTGACGCCGCGGGAAAAGGCTGCGGTCTGGCCGCTGATCAACAAGACGTGGGGCAAGACAAACCCCTACAAGAAATAAGAGAAAGCCACGCCGCAGGGCGTGGCTTTCTCTTATTTGGTATCACCGATCTGCATCGCCGCAGTCCTTTCTCTCTCCGTAGGAGCAGAAGTCATCAGGCTTTCGCATCTGTCAATTTCCGCCTCCGGATACTGCTCCAAAAGCGTGGTCTGCCGCGTCTTGCGCGGATGCGCAGTAGACCATTCCTCGACGACCTTAACCACACTTGCCGGGTCATAATCGTAGCCGGGCGTGACCGCGCCGCTCTCGTACATCCTGTTTCGCTCCTGCAAAAACTTTACAGCGTCCATTTGCTCTTCCTCCATTTCTTTCAATACCTTCCGGATCACGTCCCCGCCGTAGGCGTCCTTGGTCAGCTCCAAGAACTCCCGCAGCGTCATAGTGGCATTCTCCACGTCAATGCCGTGGTCACGGGCAAACTGCCTGCGTCCCATGTCGCAGCTTCCTGTAAGCCGGTGGTGCCAGTCGTAGAAATACTGCGCCGGGTAGGCCTTGCCGTCCTCCGTCTCCCGCAGAAACGCCGCGATGCGCTCCTCCTCCGGCATATCCTCAAATAGCTTGTCGCGCAGGGCCTTCATGGCCTGGGCCAGCGTCTCCCCGTGGGCAAAGCAGTTGTCCTGCTTGACAACGTAGCAGGGAGTTGTGGTCAGATCGAGGTTCAGAATCACACCGTGCGCCACGTTCCCCCGCACATGGCGGAGGATCGTTGGAACATCGTCTATGGTATACACCGGTTCGCCGTTAAAGAACTTTATGCCGTAGCCGTAGCCGTAGCCGGAGCCGGAGCCGTAGCCGTAGCCGTCGCCGTAGCCGGAGCCGGAGCCGTCGCCGGAGCCGTAGCCGTAGCCGGAGCCGTAGCCGTAGCCGTCGCCGGAGCCGTCGCCGGAGCCGGAGCCGTCGCCGGAGCCGTCGCCGTAGCCGTCGCCGGAGCCGGAGCCGGAGCCGTCGCCGGAGCTTACAGACAGGAATGATTTGATTTTCTCCTCCAGCGCGCTCATCGCTTCCACTCCTTCACGCCGCTGATGGACGCCGCGGCCTTATCGGTGCAGGGGATCACCTGGATCACACCGGTCACATCCATCTCCGGCACCACCACGGTAAACTTGCAGTCGCCGGGGGTTTTTGTGCCGTCCATGGCCAGCTGCTCGATGGCGCACGCGCCGTTCCAGTACCACAGTTTGCGCACGTTGGTCATGGTAGCCTCTGTGCCGTGTCGTTCCTTGATACCACCGAAAAACACGCCTGCGCGGTCGCACCGCACGATGTACATCTGCTCTTTCTTCTCGTTCATAGTCTTTTCCTCCGTATTTTTTAATTTCACCGGTTTCCCGGCGGTTTACTGTTTCCTTCTGCACCCGTCACAGGCGCCCTCGTGTGCTTGTTTGTACTTACCGCAGTATTGGCACAGCTCGTTGATAAGCGCTTTCCGGTCTGCCGTCATCTTCTCGATCTGCGCATCCCGCCGCAGAACGGTGTCCCGCAGGGCGGCGTTTGCCTGCATCAGTGCCTCGATGTGCCGCTGCTGGTTCTCGATCAGGTCAGCGGCGGCGGTATTTTTCTTCTGACTGCAATACTCATCGAGGCTGCTTGTGCCAAAAAACGCGCAATTCCCCTTGCAATTCGCTTCCGAGATTGCACAGCACCGCAGCGCGGTCACGATCTCATCTCTTGTCATGTCATTCCTCCTCTCGCATCTCCGCCCCACTGCTCTGCCATTGCTTTGGCGATGCCGGGGTTAAGCAAAAGCGCTTTAATTTCGCGAAGAAGGTCGAAAGCGCCGCTAATTGCCGAGATTTCAACAATTTTGCTTCCACCGCCGTCAATTCTCGCCCACTCAACAAACTTTGCAATGTCACGGCAGGAAATTCTCCCGAGCTCTGTTTCCGACCATTCGCGCTGTGTAGAATTTTCTGGGGGCGGATTTTGTCCGATAAGCCACCAGTCAGTGCCATATCTCCGCTGGAGCTTAAAGTAACAGTAGTCGTCTGGCTTGATCTCTACGTTGATAGTCTCAAACCAATCTAATGATGGCTGCGTATACGAAAACTTAAATGGTGCTTTAACAGACTGTGACATTTCACTCCCTCCCCTCGCAAATGTCCACGATGTGTTCGCACAGGGCGGGAGGAATCTTTGACCTTTCCATACTGTTCTTCAGCGCACTTGTTCCACCACGGGGAAGGATGATACCCATTTGCTTTGCCTTCCTGATGGTTGCCCCTCTTGGGCTTCTTTCGTGGCACGGATCACCGTTTTTGCAAATCGGCTTAAACTGCGGATCAGGATGGTTTGTCCAGATGTCAGTTGGCTTCATTCTTGTGTCACCATACTGGCAGTATGTAACCGTATAACGGGGAAGCCCCTGCATCCACGTCATCTTCCTCATACCGCCACGGGGATTTTCGATGAAGTAAAACTTCGGTTTCAGCTCACGGATAAGCTGTAAAACATGTTGATCGACCACATCACAGAATTTTGCATAATCGCTGACAGGGTCAAGGTTGCCGGTAACGGCGTTCTTGCGCCTGTGATGGCTGATTGCCGCAATGCTGAATGTCGTGCAGTCCGGGCTTGCCCATATCACATCCGGCCTTCCAAACCGCTGAACGATGTCATCAGCCGTGACCGTCATGATATCGGCATACAAGTCAATGTTTTCAAAGTGCTTGTCCCACTCGACAGAAAACACTTCGTGCCCACGCGCTTCAAACGCTTTGCCAATGCTCCGTGTCCCGGCAAATAACTCCAAAACTTTCATATCAATCTCCAAACACCACGCCGCACTCGTCCTTCAGCACGTCCTTGATGTGCTTCCGCTTGATGCGGCCTTCGTTGATCTCCTGTGTGATCTTTTCCAGACATTTGTACAGGTACGCAATACTGTGGGTGTCGCGGCTGTCCGGCGTCTCCTCCTGGACGTGCCAGCCGCACTTGTCGATGAGTGCCATAGCCACCATGTCCATGCACTCCTGCGTACCTCTGCGCTTGCCGTCCATAAAAATCCGGTCGTCCCGGCTTAAATGCTGCTTTGCCATCACTCGCCCTCCTCCAGACGCACCACCTCGTAGCAACCGTAGCTGCCGCCGTGCCGGAACGCCTTACAAATCGCAGAATGGACATTCTGATACTTCCGCCCGGACAACTGCGCCAGCTCCGCTGTGGTCGTACCCCACCAGCGGGGCAGGCGGTACTTATCGCGGGTGACGATCATGTAGACCGTGGTCATGTCTTGTCCTCCGTTCCGTCCGGGATGTACTCCGGGCAATAGTGAATGGCGTAGGAGCTGGTGTGTCCGGGGCGTCCGCGACCGTTGCTGAAATACTTCTCGGTGGGGGTGGCGATCCAGCCGGGGACGGGCTTTGGGTCCTTGCGTGTCCAGCTGCAGCCGCCGCAGTAGTTCTTACAGCTCCAACAGGGCTGCTTGTGGTTATAGGGCGCGTGACCCTTCGGCGCGCTCATGCCTGCCCCGCCTTTTCCGTGAGGGGCTTTACAAGCCCGGTGTCGCGGTACTCAACAAAGCGCTTGGGCGTGGCGCCGGAGGTTTTGCGCACCTTGACGATGCGCACCTCCAGGCCGGCGGCGGTGAGGATGCCGCACATGGCGCGGCGATCCTGGTCGGTGTCTATCGGCTGCGGGATGCGGGTCCATTCCTCGGTCATAGCAGACCCCTCCTTTCCATTTCCTTCTTTTTCATGGTGTAGCGGCAGTGCAGGATCACATGGGAATCTACACCGCAGCAGGTACAGGTGCCGCCGTACACCACCTCGTCAGATCGGACAAGGTGTGTATTCTGAAGCTGCACATAGCAGACGGGGCAGAGGTCGGCGCGGGCAACGTGGTCATGTGCCTGATCCATGAGTAGATACCTCCTCGATGTAAATTTCCGTGCGGGGATAGTCCTTGTCATACAGCACGCGGGACCCGTCATGGGCTACCACCACGGCGCTGTTGTCATCCTGCAAGACACCATGATGCACCAGCAGGTCACAGGTGGCCTCCAGCAGGTTGCAAAGGTCAACGCGGCGACGGGTGGGCATATAGTAAACACAGCGCAAGTTGATGGGTGCGGAGATGTGTTTGCGGTGGGGTAGCAGGACGGGCAGCGCGTCGCGCTCGTACTCCTTGTATTTCTGGCTGGGCAGGATCATAGGCCGGCCGCGGACAAGGACGATGCGCTGGGAGTTCTTTTTCGTCACAGGGGGGAGCGGTATCGTGATGTGCATCATGGCATGGCCTCCTCCGCCTCCTGCCACGTCAAGCCATGCTCGCGCGCATAGCGGGAGACGCTGCGGGTATGCCGGTCGTCGCGCTTTTGTATGTAGCGCAGCATCCACATGGGCGGCGCTTTCTCACGCGCAGACGGTTCCGGCGCAGGGATGCCGGCAATGATCTCCGCGATAGATGGGTAGAGCCGGCTTTTTCGCCCGGCGGCAAGGACGCCCTCCCGCACCTGCGGATAGGTATACTCCGACAGGGCGTAGCGGTAGGCCAGCGCCGCGTGCTCGTTGGCGGATATTCGCAGAGCATCCGGCGCGGATGGGAACATGGCGTCCAACAGCAGTGCCAACTTTTTCATGTCGTCCTTTGTCATGGTCGTGCGGTCAGAAGGGCAGGTCGCCGTCGGATTCCTCGTCGTCCAGCTCACGGAAGTCGGGACCGGCGACGTTGACGCCGCCGGAGGCGGGAACAGCGCCGGAGGGCTTGTTGTCGGCAAAGAACACGGAATCCACGATCACCTCCGCGCTGCGGCGGTTGTTGCCGTCCCTGTCCTGCCAATCGCGGAATTGCAGGCGGCCTTTCACGGCGGCCATGCGGCCCTTGGCGAAGTATTTGGCGGCCATTTCCGCCGTACCCTTCCACGCCACGCAGTCGATGAAATCCGTATCCCGCGAGCCGTCCGGGTTTTTGAAATCACGATCTACCGCCAGCGTGAAGCTGGTGACGGCGGTTCCGTTCTGGGTACGGCGAAGCTCCGGGTCGCGGGTCAGGCGTCCCATGATGATGATGGTGTTAAGCATGGCTGTCCTCCTTTTCCGTATCAAAGACAAACTCGTGGTTCATGCGCTTTTCATACTGCTTCTTGGCCTTGGCGTAGGTGACGGCGGCCTGTGCGTCGGAAAGCTGCTCCACGCTGTCCACGCCGGCATAGCCGCGCTTGTCGGACTTGGTGAGGAACAACAGGGCCGCTTTGACCTTTTCCGCGTCTTCACCGTAGAGCGCCGTCATGATCTGGGCAACGGCCTTTCGGCAGAAATCCGCCGTTTCACGGCCTCCGGCGGTGCCTGCGGCACGCAATTCACCGCTCTGTGTGCGGCGGTCGTTGTCCGGGTCGTCCTTCTTGGTGGGGACATGGAAGAATTTCAAAAGGAAATACTTCTCGGCATAGGTGGCTGCCTTGCCCACGCCCTTTTCGCCCGCCAGATCCACGCCCTGCGCGTACCACGGCACGATGAGCGTTTCACCGCTCTGCGCGTCCAGCCAGGTCATATCGAAGTGCAGCTCCGTGAGAAAGCGGGCGGTGCCGCTGCGGGTGGTGCCCTCGTGGATAGAGGCGGCTGTGACGCGGGGGATCAGCAGAAGGCTGTGTTCATTCATCAGGGGGCGGAAACGCTCCAGCACGTTTTCACCGGAGGCGAAATCGTACTTATCGGATGTGTTCTTGCCGTCCTTGATAAGACCATCCACCGCCTGCTGGATGGCCAGCAGCTTTTGGGGAAGGGTGAGGGGCTTCTTGTCCGGCGTTTCGCCCTCTCCGAAGGCGCCGTTCTTGGCGGATTCCTCCTTTTCCGTCTTGGGCTTCTTGGTGGTTTCGCTCATGGCTTACTCCTTTCCGATGCACCCGCGGGGGTGCTTTGTGTTTTTGTAGGTATACAGGGTCAGGCAGGCGGCAAAGGCCTTGTCCGCCCACGCCGTACAGACGGGATAGAGCCGGTAGTCACCGGGGAGGAACTGCACGGCGGTCAGCTCCTCCGTATAGATGCCGTTGGCGTCGCACAGGCGCAGATACCCGGCAAGCTGGGCGGCCACCTTGGACTTGCTCACCTGCGAGACAAACTTATAGTCCAGAATGGTGGTCACGCCATCAAAGACCGCCACAAGGTCGGGCGTACCGGCAAAGCCGTCACCGGCCAGCGGCTCCTCGATGAGCAGCGGCTCGATGTCGTGCTCCGACAGAAAGAGGTCTACGCCGTCGGCATAGACAGCGTAGGCGTCGGGCAGCTCGTAGTCCTCCCGGTCACCGCCGCCAAGGCGGAACGCCAGATAGTCGTGCATGGTGGTGCCACGGTCGGCAGCGGCGTCCAGCGAACCTTCCAGCAGCGGGTCCGGCTCGTCCATATCCGCGCCCAGCGGGGCCACAAGCTGCGTGACGCTGGGGACGGGCGTACCGTCCACGGTATACTGGTGGGCGGCGGGGTCAAATTGCAGATTCATGTTTCCTCCTCTCCGATCTCATCACTGCCGCAGTAGGGGCAGAGGTATTCCAGGACGGTTTCTATGCCGTGTTCGCCGTCCAGATTTTGCTTGTAGGTGTAGCGGTACGGCTCCTCAAAGTCCGCGCCGCACACATCGCAGACATAGGTGGTCATTCTGACACCTCCACCCATTCCCCGTTCTTAACGGTGTACCACACGCCGGGTTTCAGCGTTTCACCATCCACAATGGCGGAAAGAATAGCAGCGATCCCTCCGTTCGTCTTTCGCTCTACGCAGACAACGGCGTTTCCGATCTCTCCCATTACGCGCCCATAAAAACCAGTAGCCATAGCCACACAGCCGTCGCCGGTGGCGGATGCTGCGCCCCTCACGCCGGTGGCGGATGCTGCGCCCCTCACGCCGGTGGCGGATGCTGCGCCCCTCACGCCGGTGGCGGATGCTGCGCCCCTCTCGCCGGTGGCGGATGCTGCGCCCCTCCAGCCGGTGGCGGATGCTGCGCCACTCTCGCCGGTGGCGGATGCTGCGCC